CCGTGGACCCGCCGGTGTTGGACATCTCGCGGTGGGTCACGTCTTCGCAGGCTTCGGCGTCGACCGTGGCCAGCCCGGGAACTTCGTCGGCTGCGCTGGTGGTGGCCTCGCTCACATCCGCCACCGATTGCAAGGCCGCCGACTCGCTCGACTGGTCGATGACTGATGCTGTATCCGCCTGGCGCGCGGCCGCTTCATCCGCCCATTTTGCAGACTGTTGCAGCGCGCGCATGCGGTCGCGCCCACTTTCAAATTCAACGATACAAGGCACGCGCCCGGCTTGTTTGAATTCCATTGATGGAGCGCCCGAATCACTGACAAAAAACAAAGCCGACCAGGCGCCAGACTTGCTATTTATGGATTGTCCGCGCGTGCCGCTGGCCACCAGGCGCACGCTGCTGGTGTTGGTGGTGCTGGCGTGCCCCATGTTGCCACCTGACGCGCCTGGCTCCTGCTGGCTGGCCTGCTGCGCTAGTCCGCCCACAATGACCAGTTCTTGCGCGTCATCCGCCTGGCATGCTGCCTGATCGGTGCTGGTGGCGGTGGCTTCGGTGGTGTCGCTGGCAAGCTCCTGCAGCGCGCTGGATTCGCTGGCCTGCTCAATCGCTGCCATGGCCTGCGCACCAGCCACCACCTGCGCCACGTCATGGGCTGCCTTATCGCTCACGCTCAAGGTTTTTTTGCTTAACAACTTGTCGGCAAACCAGCGTTTTTTTGCCAGTATTTTTGACCTCAATTGATCAATCGCCTGGGCTGTGGCACCGACGGTGTAAGCTGTGCGGCCGATGGTGTAGGTGATGACCTTTTTTTGTGCCGGTATCGTGATTGAGCTTGCCACCGCCAACCCTGGCGCATTATGCAGCGTGCCAAAATCATCCATAAATGCAGAGCTTGTGAGTGTTTGATTGTGCGGCGTGCTGATGTATTTATAAACATCACGCGCCCGGCCGCGCGCTTTTTTCAGGGCGCCCATGTAATGCTGCTCGGTATGCCAAATCCCAACCCGCACCGGGCTGGCCAGCTCAAAACCAAAATCATCCTGACCATTGTGCGTGATCGTGATCTGCGCCCGACATGGCACGGTAACACTTGATTCTTCCGGGTCTTCGCTCATCTGCGCAAATAAATCCCCCAACTGCTCAAAACCCCGCCCTAACTCAAAATCTTTAGACTTCGCTGATTCCGATTGGTCAATTTTGCTCAGTGGCTCGCCCGTCGTACCCTGCCATTTGTCCCCGATGTAAGAGCCGACCCAGCCCTTAAAATCCAACGGCAAAAACCCGCCCGCCTGGGTGTCCTGTTCAACCGTCATACCCTCAAAAGGGCCATCAGTGCACGCAAAACTGCGCGTGCTGATGGTGTTTATTTCAGCCTCGCGCGCTGCCAAAAACCGGGTTAATCCGGCTTTTGCATCCGCGTCAACATTGGCAATGTTTTCCCGGTCAAATTTAAAGCTGGTGTATCTGTAGCTGGCCATGATGATTACTCCTAAAGTGTCCAGGCGCACCGCCTGGGGTAAGTGCAAAACCGCACTGCAAAGCCCGGACCAGCCGGGCTTCACATTGTGGTTTATCTGGCGTAGGCGTTGTAAGATGCGTCTTCAACCATATCCATAAAATCACGCCTTGGCATGCCACTCACATCGGCGCGAGATATGCCACCACATACGCAGCTCTTGATGCCGCAAAAATGATTTGCAAGCTTTTTGTATTGGCCAACTGACAATTTACCATCCTTCACAATCACTGAAATATCGCCAGAATTGTGGAACCCGCCTGATGCTGTAACCTTGATGTTGCTCACGATCGACTCCTAAAGTTCACCAGGTGCGCCACCTGGCAGGGCTGCAGGCTGTTTGCCTGGCTTAAAACTCTGTTGTTAGGCGACCGTCATCCAGGCGGCGCATGATGTCGCATTTTTCCCCTGTTGAATCTTTTGCTTCGCGCAAATTTGCTTTTGCCTCTTTGAATGTGGCGTAGTCGTTCCAGAAGTATTCGCCGTCCTGGCCTGGGCTGGTCACGATCACGAACGGGAACGGGTTGTGTTTTGTTGCGGTGGTTTGCATGGTAGACCTTTTAAAAATTAATAACTCACACTGACAGTATTCAAGCTTCCAAGTATTTCAACCTGGCAGCTTTTCCAAAATTTCACCAGGTCGGCGGCTTTCTTCCTGGTCTCGATGACCCAACTTGGCGCGGTCTCTTTGATCTGGCAAACGCATTGCATCAAGCGAGACAAGATCGTGTAATGCTTGCCGAACGTCGGTGCGAATAATTCCTTTTGCAGTCTGAGTGCGTCCGGGTTTTTCGTGTAACTTTTGCAGATTGCCATGATGTTTTCTCCTTACTACAAGCCTGTCCCTAGATTCCGAGCCTTCCCCTCTTGGGGTTTAGCTGGCTGCTTTTTGCCGCCGTGCTATTTGCCGTTACCCTGAGTTCGTCGCCTGGACGATTCCGGAAACTATGAATTTCGGATGTATGGGGGAAGCTTTGTAAAGCGTAAGCTTTATGAATACCCCCATGCAGCCGAAATAGGACGAGGTAAGCTCGTCCGGTCATCGTTTCAGGATTCGGGAAGAAAGCGACGGAATCAGGGTAACGTGTGCGCGGCGTCAAAAAGCAGCCTGCCCCCGCGTTAGGGATCGTTACCCGAATGGGCTAAGACAACTTGTTGGCTTAGTTGCGAAGCAATAGAGCCCGGGCCGAAGGCAACGCCCTGCCCTGTCTATTGGCGCTTTTTTTTACAATGAAAAAATAAATAAATATAATTTTAATCAGGAAAAACAAGGGAAAACTGTTAACATCGGCGCATGTGTCCTTAAAGGTCACTGTTTAGCAAAACTCCCTGTCAAATTTTGACAGATTTTCAAAAGGCCCTGCAATGCTTCAACCTATTCAGCAGTTTCTACCTGCCCTTAAAGGTGGCGTAAACCTTGCAGGGCCTACGCCCGGGCAGGTGGAAACCATCTCGGAAACGTTTCCTGTATCTATGTCCGGCGATGCTTGGGAGTCTGCGGCATTATTTTTCATCCGTCAACGTGGTAACCCCCATGCCTGGCAAGAAATTGCAGAATTTTTGAAGGCTCAGGAATTAGCGGCGCATGGTCTGCGGCTTTTGCCTTCGCGGTGCAGCGACCGGGGCGAGCTTGCGACCCACGAGGCGCGGCACCGCGAAGCGCACCCCGTTGGTAATACGGGGATAACCTCAACTATCGTGAGCGGTCGATCAAATGGCTAAGCAGTCCCTCTCCCCCCTGGTGCTTGACGGTGACACCGTGAAATTGCGCCTTGTGGCTGAACGTCAGGAAACACAAAATGTTGTTCATGTGGATTGGGTGCGTTTTACCTGTGCTCTGCGTGCCGCTCCCTGTCCTGGCGCTGAGGTTCTTTTTACCCGTTGGGATTCTCCTGAGTTGGAATTCAATCAAAAAATGCGGCTTCGTTCGCTGACTGATTTTCACGGCGCCGAGTTTCACGCTACGGCCCATTCCAACGAGTTAGCTCACCAGGTGGCGGCGGCCTTGGGTTCTGCTTTCCAGGTTGAAGACCAGCCCAAAAAAGGCATGGATTTTTACAAATATCGGTGGTCTATCACCCTTAACGGGGCCGAATGTGCTTGGGTTGGTTTCCTGTCCAGTTCTGACATCCCACGGCAGTCTAAGCAAGCTGCCACGATTCATGCAAACATCTTTGGTACTGCTTGCACGTTTGCGGAAGCTGGTTGGCGTGATCGCCTTGCTGATCTGATTGACGAGTGCGAGGCCACGCTGACCAGGGCTGATCTGGCGCTTGATTTTTTTGACGGATACCCAGGCGGGATCGAGCGCGTGCGTGTTGACTACCGGGATGGTCTGTGCAATGTCGGCGGTAGAAAGCTGAAATTTAACCTGGTTGGTGATTGGGAAAACGGGCACGACCGTTCTGTTTATATCGGATCACGTGAGGCGGGAAAAATTACCAATGTTTATGAAAAAGGCGACCAGTTGTACGGTGAAAAAGCCGGGTCTGATTGGGTGCGGTTTGAATTGAGATACGGTAATAAGTTGCGTGTTCTCTCCTCTGAGTTGCTGCGTCGCCCTGATGATTTTTTTGCCGGTGCCTCTGATTGGCACGAGTCTGTTATGTTGCAAGCGTCGGCGGTGTCCGGTGCTGAAAAAGTGCCTTGTAATGTTCGTCTGCCTATTGAAACCGTTTCTGCAGAATGTTCCAGGGCGGTCCGCTGGATCAAAAACACGGCTGCTTCAAACTTGGCGCTGGCTTTTGAATACCTGGACGAGAACGAGTTTCTCTCCATCCTGACAAATCAAAAGCTGCCCGGTCGCCTTGCGAAGTTCTCACGCGAACAAATCAAGGCTCAATTTCAGCCAGCACTGAAAAAAATCAATGATTTTGTTTTGGTGCCGGTGGCTGGAAAACTGAATGAAAAAGGTCATCCATACATGTTCTCAGTCAATCGCTGCCCGGTGATTGGATAACTGCAACCAGGGCGAATTAAGGATCACAAAATGAAGTTCACAAATCAACCTTCTGTCTGTTTTGGCATTAAGGAATCAGCCGGTGAGTTTGACGGCAAAGCCTACAGCAGCACGACGTTTTATCTTCCGGCAGATATGGCCAAAAGCGGATCAGGTCGCGCTATCGGATCCGTGACAACTCCGCACAAATTTGGCGATGCGACCGAGTTCAAAAAATGGGAACACCTGGAACACAGTTTCCCCGCGGGTGGCTTGCCGGTGCTTTGCGATTTCGATGTGGTCGCGGGTCGGGATGCGAACGGAAAAGACCAGGCCAAGCTTGTGCTGGTCGGCATCAAACCTGCTCCGGCGCCGGCTGGTGTGAAGGGCTGACCGTGCCGCGCTACCTCGTGCAGTCTGCCGTTACGGGTCGGTTCCTCTGCCCTTCCCCTCGTGGTGATGAGCCGGTCTGGGTTCGGTCGCTGCGGGAGGCTGGCGGCGGGGTGATAACTGATCTTGATGCCTGTCACATGTTGATTATTGACAACTGCGACCCAGATGACCGCGCTTTTGTTGTCGATCTGGAGCGGCTTGGCACGGTGAACGATTACCAATGAAACAAACCGTCAAGCCTCGCGGGTCGGGGCTTCGCGGTGCAATTTCGCACTATTTAACTGGAGTTCTTATGAACAAAATTCTCGCTGTGGTTTCTGTTGTTTCTTTGGCTGCGCTTGGTTCGTCTGCAATGGCTGCAATTCCTACCGAGGCAACGACCGCAATCACGACTGCCGGCGATGACCTGATGACCGCTATTGGTTCCGTCATTGCCGTGATGGTTGGTGTTTGGGGTCTGAAAAAGCTCGGCACCAAAATGGGCTGGTTCTAAATCGGTTAGCTGATTTTCTGAAGCTGCTCCGCCTACAAGCTCCGGGCAGCTTTGGAAAATAAAGGTTAAAAAAATGGGCTCACTTTTCCAAAACGTTTGTTATCCGGCTCAGGCTGACGCGCTCGTTGCGGCTTGCTCCGGCGCGTCTATGCGGAACATGGTCGGCGCTGATGTTTTCACCTTGGAATGTGTCAATGCGGACAACGGCGCCAGTGGCTTTGAAATGTGCAGTCGTACCAATGGTGGTACTTGTACCGCTTCCGTCCAGCCTTGGCCCGTTTTGCCGTCCTGTGACCACTCCGGCGGTGTTTCCCTCTCCTATGATTATTTTTTGGTCGCTCTAACGCTGCTTTGTGCAGTCTGGGGCGGTAAAAAATTAATTCAACTTTTTGACACTAACCATGCAGATTCATGACTTACGAACATTTTCAGTTAATAAACACCTACGCGCCTTTGGGTTTGTTGTTTTTGGGGCTTTATGTGCTTTTCAAGTAAGCGCGGCTAATCTCGCCCAGATGAAAAATTTTGGTGTTTCGACTACTGGCAACAGTGCAAAAGTTGGGACAGTCAACAGTAACTCTAACTGGGATTCGGTCTTACCGATCAGCCCTGAATCTGGCGGTTGGGCTTATGCCGGTAACTATGGCATCCCTCAGGCCGCAAAAGGCCCCACGATGACGATGAGTATGGGCGGCGATGTTTTCATGGCTGGCACAAAATACCCGTTCCAAGCTGGGTATAACGTGCCAGCGGCAACCCTCGTTGATGCTATCGGCGCGATTGCCGGTGGTCCCATTGGGATCGGTCTATTTGCCTTGCCTTTTGCTCTCCAGTGGCTGCTCGATTCTGGTGGGCAAATAGACCCGGCTGACCCAACAAAGATACAACGCAAAGATGCAACTGTTTGCACTGTTGCTCCTTGCTATAACTATCGGACATCCGCTGATAGTCGTACAGATGCCAGCACACCTAGCGCGAGCGCAATGCTATACAAGCAGCTTGTGTTGGACCCTGAGAATATCCCATATGGTTACACGCCTCAAATTGATAGCATCACTGGGTCTGTTTCACCCTTTACCGTTTTGTACAAAATTTACAATACATCGACTGGTGCTTACTATGCACAAAGTCAAAAATCAATTTTGGCAATTTCTGTTGCTCCGCAAATTGCTACATGGCTCCCTTCTTCGATGGATGACATAGCCCCATATATGATGCAAACGCCATTCGATCCTCGCGTGGTTCCTGAGATTTTGAACAAGGGTGGCGATATCCCCTTCCCTGCTCCAACTGTGACCGGGCCTTCCGAGGTACTTGGTCCAAAGACTGAAACACAAAACCCTGATGGTACAAAGACGATCAGTCAACCTAAAAGTTTCTTCACGTTTCAAGGTGACACGATCACCAATACCAAAAACGAAACCACTGTTACGGTGGTCAATGTTGACAATTCGGTGTCAAGTGTGACCACGATTACAAAGACGCCAGTTGTCACTGATGCCACGGAGCCAGTAAAAACGGAAGACCCTTGTATAAAAAATCCTGATCGTAACGGTTGCCGGACTGATCAATTTGACGTTCCGGAAGGTGAAATACCAAAGACAACAAAAACCATCAGTTTTGAGGCTGAAAATTTGGGCTTTGCTGGCGGTTCGTGTCCGTCAAATCTAACTCAGGTAATCGGTAATGGTCAGACTATCACGACTGGGGATTGGGCTAAGACCTGTGATATGACTGTCACGTATGCAAAGCCAATGATTCTTATCATGGCGACTTTCGCGGCAATGATGATTATTTTTGGCTTCGGCGCTGGAAGGTCTGAATCATGAAAATCGGAACATGGCTTTTGTCTATGCTGACACCGTTGGCGGGTCGGCTGCTGACTGCTCTCGGTTTTTCTGTGGTGTCAATTGTCGGCATGGAGGCGATCCTTACCCAGTTGAAAACTGCGCTTATGTCCGGCCTGGGTGGTTTGTCTGCCGATATGTTTAACCTGTTCCTGCTGGCTGGTGGTGGTCAGGCGCTTGGCATTATTACTGGGGCGTTGACAACTAAGCTGCTTTTGTGGCAAGTGCAAAACGCGACAAAAATCCTCGGCGTTAATCCGGGCTGATATGAGTATCACTTTGATAACGGGCGTTCCGGGTTCTGGAAAAACTCTCTATGCCATTGCAAAACTTTTGCGTCCGTTTGTTGGCGATACGGTCGACCAGGTCTTAGATGGCGTAACCGTCAAACTGCCTCGAACTATTTTCACCAATATCAACGGTCTTCTGATTGATCACGAGCAGATTGAGGGCGGTGGTACCTGGGCGCTTGATGCTAACAAATACTGGGTGTATGACGGTAACGAGGCGGCGTTGAGAAATTGGCAAAACTGGGCTAAGCCTGGTGCGGTTATTTGTTTTGACGAGTTTCAGAAGTTTTGGCCCCCCAGGCCGAACGGCTCGCCAGTGCCTCCGGACATACAAGCTCTAGACACCCATCGTCATATTGGTGTTGATTTCATCCTCATAACTCAAAATTGTATGAATGTGGACCGTCACATTCTTAGCCTTGTTGACCGGCATTTGCATGTCCGGCGCGTGGCTAACATGGGTATGGCGGTGGTCTATGAATGGGATCATGCGTCTAGGTCCCTTCTGTATAAAAATGCGATGACAAAAGCGCCTTGGCGTTATGACAAAAACGTCTTCAATCTGTACAAAAGCGCGGAAGTTCACACCAAGCAAAAACGCAAAATTCCGGGCTTGGTCTGGTTTGTTGCTGCTGGCCTGGCTGCTGCGGCGTACCTGGTGCCGTCTTTGCAGTCGCGGTTAGTTGATCGTGTCAACGGCAAGCCTTTAGAGGTTTCAAAATTGGCTGAACCTGGTCAAGCGAAATCAGGTGAAAAAGTCACGTATGTAAAGGACGGCATAGAATACACCGTCGAAAAAACGGTGTTTCCTGCGTCTGGTGCTGCATCGTCGCCAGTGTCTTCGGCTCCGGCTGCTCCGGCTGCTCCGGTGTTCGCGGGTTGCGTAGCAAGCCGGAATAAATGCACCTGCTACGATCAAAGTGCCATTCCCGTCCAGGTCGATCCCGGCGTTTGTTCTGGGTTGGTCGCTTCCTCGTCCGTGGTGCCAAAGGATCAAATACAGTCGTTCCTGTCCAGGGTTGACGAGTTGGATTCTGTGACCAGGTTGGTATCACAAGGCGCGGCTGATTCTTCGGTGCTGTCCTTCATGGCTTCGCGGTGACCTTTGAGGTCGAGAATGTCAGTCATCCCCGGATTGTCGTATGCAACGGCAGTCACTCAGTTGCAAGAGCGTGTCGGTCGGCGACGACTTTTCATCTGCGCGGCTTCCGAATCCTCGGAGAACCAGTCCCTTTTGTTGGCGCAATACAGGACTGTTCTGGGGTCAGCCCAAGGCTCATCGGGCCAAACGTTCACATTGATTCCGTAG